GGTAAACATTGAACATGGCAAACAAGCCGAGGGGGTATATATGTTTGAATCCTATATCATTGACAAAGAAAGAGGGGTCAACCCTCCGAAAGGTTTTGAAGATGTGGCGGACGGTTCTTGGTTCGGTAGCTTTAAAGTAGAAAATGAAAAACTTTGGGATCAAGTAAAGGCAGGGACTTTCAAAGGCTTTAGCGTGGAGGGTTTATTCCGCTATGAAAAGGCAGGAATGATTGTGCAAAAAGAAGAACAAATCATGGCACAGATTTTTAAAATTTTGAGTCAAGTTGAACAAGATTAACTAACTAAATATTTACAAATATGAACGCAAAAGACGCACTTGTGCAAATCAAAAACTTGCTATTTTCAGAAGCAGAAAAAAAAGCAACCTTCGCTATGGTGGAAGGTAAACTTGTAGATGGCACTATGGTGTCCTACGATCTTGAGACTTCAGAAATCTATGTCATCGGTGAAGATGGGGAAAAAGTCCCTGCACCTGTTGGAGAGCATCAACTTGAAAGCGGTGAAATCGTAATCGTAACCGAAGCAGGTAAAATTGCAGAGGTTAAAAAAGGTGAAGCACCAAGCGTAGAAATTGAGATCGAAGCATCTTCAGATGTTGTAGAAGAACCAAAGAAAGACGAAGCTATGGCTAAGTTTGAAGAGGTTCTAGGTGGCCTTGAAAAAAAGGTAGAAGAACTAACCGCAAAGGTTAAGGCAATGGAAGACAAAGCAGAAGATGTAAAGGAAGCGGTTAAAATGTCCGCAGTAATCCTTGAGTCTTTGGCAAAAGAGCCAAGCGATAAAGCTATCACAGCACCTAATCAATTTGCAAAGCAATTAAAAAAAGAAAGTAACGACAGGTTTAACAACCTTCAAAAAGCATTTTCAACACTTAAAAAATAAAAGACAATGGCCTTAGACCTATCAGCATTAACTAACTATGTAAAGGAGAACGAATTGCAGTTGACTTCAGCTGCTATCTTCTCAGCAAAATCAGCTAGACTTATCGAACAATTCGGTAACGTACAAGTGGGTATCAAATCAGCAGAGACTATCAACATTATGGCTACCGATGCGGTATTTCAGACTGGTGGTACTTGCGGGTTTTCTTCTTCTGGAACCACTACAATCACACAAAGAACTTTGATTGTAGGTAAGATCAAGATTCAAGAATCTATCTGCCCTAAAGTTTTCGAAGCAAAATACACTCAAAAGGCTTTGCGTGAAGGTTCTAGTTATGACTACATGGCTTACGCACAAGAATATTCTGAACTTAAGGTTAAGAAGATTGGTGCTGCTCTTGAGACTGCAATTTGGCAAGGTGATCCAGGAAGTGGAAACGCTAACTTAAATAAGTTCAATGGACTTGCCTCTATGATCAATGACCTAGGCTTCGGCGGTGCGGGTGATCCTGTAAAGGGAAACACTTCCAACTTGACTACCTTGACAACTGCAAATGTTGAGCAGGCTGTAGACGAAATCTTTGCTGCTATTCCTGCTGCACTTTTGGACAAGGATGATCTAGTTATCTTCTGCGGTAACGATACTTTCAGAGAGTATGTGATTGCTTTGAGAGATTCTAACCTTTTCCACTACCCTGTAGATGCAGCGAACATGGAACTAGTAGTACCGGGCACAAACATCAAGTTGATCGGTGTAAATGGTTTGAACGGAACTGACTACCTATTCGCTTGCTCAATGTCTAACCTTTACATAGGAACTGACCTTTTGAACGAGCAAGATCGCTTCGAACTGTTCTATGCAAAAGAGGCTGACGAAATGAGATTCGTAGTAGAGTTCAAATTCGGTGTACAGGTTGCCTTCCCTGATGAGGTTGTATTCTGGAAGAAAGCATCTGCATAAATAAAATCGGGGTAAGGTCATAACCCTTACCCCTTCACAATTCTAAATTCGAAAAGATATGCCATGCGCTTTAACACAGGGGTACACCCTAGATTGTAAGGACTCACTTGGAGGTATAAAGAACGTATTCTTTGCACCTTACGAAGACCTTGCCACGGTGACCATTGCTGCCGGAGTAGTTACAGTTTTAACTATGGACGCAACAAAGGTTTTCTACAAGTATGAATTGGTAAAGGAATCTTCAAACTTTGCTGAGGCTGTGAACACAAACGTTCAAAACGGAACTGTTTTCTACACTCAGACTTTGGAGATTGTACTTAATAAATTGCAAACCAACACACGAAATGAAATCGTGCTACTTGCAAAAAATAGATTGGCAGTAATCGTAACTGATCAGCAGGATGATAAATGGTTCTTAGGAATCACTAACGGTCTTGATTTGACAGGCGGAGGAAGTGCTACAGGTACTGCATTTGGAGATCGAAGCGGGTACACTTTGACTTTCACAGGCAATGAAAAAGAACTTTGCCAAAAGGTTACGGCAGCCGTTCCAATTAATTAATTTTTGGTTTGATGTTTATGTGAACAAGCACCTCCTTTTAGGGGGTGTTTTTTTTGTGAACACGGGTAGGTGTTTTTGTATTTATGGGTATGGTGATAATTACGAAAGGCGCAAATAGTGTAATCTATTTACCCTTATTTGATAAGCGAACTACAAGCAGCAATGTCTATATCTTTTTATTTGAGCATGAGGTAACAAAGGAGCAAGTGACTTTGACTTTGACAGATACTAGCCCTTTCAAAGAAAGGTATTCAAAATTTGCCATTACTGAAGCATCTTTTACCACAGGTACTGTAGGCTTTTGGAGATACAACGTAACCCAATCAGGAAGCGGTACTACAATTATAGACACAGGAAAAATGGAATTGACGGCAGTTAACCTTTCAACCGCAGGGGTGGTAAGATACAACGGTTACAACGGTAACTACAAAACATACACAACCACATGATAAAGTTTCTAAAATTTGACGATGTGCCTTTGCCTATTTACAAAGAAGTAAAAGGGAAAGATTACATTTTTTATGGTGAGCGGAATGACTACCCAAACTACCTGCTGAGAATCTACAATAACAGCGCAAAGCATAATGCAATCGTAACCGGGAAGGTAGACTACATTTGTGGCAACGGGTGGACTGTTAAGGCTGAAGATGAAATGCAGAAGGCAAAAGCCTTTGGAATTATTGACAAGGTAAACACGAAAGAAGAAAGCCTAAATGAGGTCACTAATAAGCTTGTGACGGACTTAACTATCTTTGGGGGATACTATCTACAGGTGATATGGACGAAGGGCACAGGCGAGATCGCAGAACTTTACCATGTGGACTACTACAAAGTAAGAACGAACGCAGATAATAGCGAGTTTTATGTCTCTGATAATTGGCTGAAGAATGATAACGTAAACCCTCGACCAGACTATGAGACCTACCCGGCATTTGATCCAAACAATCCAACAGGATCTCAGATACTTTACTTCAAAGAATATCGTGCAGGGGTAAATACCTATTCCCTTCCTGATTACCGGGGTGCGATCAGCTATATTGAACTTGATATCTCCATAGGTGAGTACCACTTGAACACCATAAACAACGGGATGTTCTCAAGTAAGCTGATTAACCTTAACGGGGGAAAGGTAAGCCAAGAGGAAGAAGATAGAATCGAGCGACAATTCCAGAACAAATTCAGCGGATCTAAAAACGCAGGTAAATTTATGCTAGCGTTTAACGATAGCAAAGAGAATGAGCCTTCTATAATTGACCTATCCGGTACAGAACTTGATAAGCACTTTGACCTTTTGAATTTGACTGTTCAAACTGAAATTTTTAGTGGTCACAAGATCACAAGCCCTATGCTATTTGGAATTAAAACCGAAGGCCAACTAGGGGGCAGATCTGAAATGCGTGAAGCCTACCAGCTATTCCAGAACACCTATGTAAACGCAAAGCAGCGGGCACTTGAGGAAGTGGTAAACTACCTATTCAAGTTCAATGACATCATAGCTGATCTTGAATTAAAACCTACAGAGCCTATCTCATTTGAATTCTCAGAAGCGATCATCTCAGCCAACATGACTCAGGATGAAATCCGAGAGAAGCTAGGCCTTGCACCTATCGAAAAGAAAGAAACAGCAGGAGCGCAGGACATCATCAACTCATTGAACAGCCTATCCCCTTTG